TTTTTTTATTTTTTGAAAAGAAATTAAAAAGTTTCATCGAACATATTGTCAACTTGATATCGTTTTTGATGAACAGACGGATCATAGATATTTTTTAGAATAAGCTTTTCTATCGTCGGAAAGCCAAAGACCAACTCTTCATCTGATATATTCTGCTGTCGAAATTTAGCTAATGTTGGGGTCGAGCACTTAGAAAGAGCTCTAGAAAGAGCATCTGGTCCTGCTCGATTTAGAGCTCGTGAATAAATTAATCTGATAATATCATAGACCTCTTGATTAGCTGCGTAAGTACCATATGCATGTCCTAAACATCCTAAAACCAAATCCAAAAGGTCTCGCTCCTTTGGTTCCCTGCCGTGAGCAAGCCGTATCAAAATAACATCTGTTGCTCTAAAAGGTAAGGAGAAAGGTTGCCCAGGTTCAGTGGCTCGAGGGTTTCTTATTGCGTAGTGTTGTAAAAAACACGGACCTTTTTTAGTAATAACACCTCTATGCACCTCAGTAAAGACAGATCTAAAGTAGAAAACATCTCTAACTTCCATTTTAAACCATTTATTTAAGAAGGTGCACCATTTCGCATACGAAAAAAACTCCAAAAGGGTAGGATCATCAGGAACCGATAATAAGTGATCATCACTATAATTTACTAATGATACATTATCCCGAGCTATCACTAGCATTTTATTTCTGTCTTTTCGAGGAAGGGTATCCAATTGAATAGTAATATAGAGCCACCAAAGAAATTGTACAACTAGGGAACCCAAATGACTTGTCTCCCATGTTCCCGAGGCTAAATTACCCACAATACGAACCCAAACTGTTCCAAACAAATGTTGTATGCGTACCGACATCTGCTCCGCAAGCACCTCACATATAATTTCCATAAAGTCAAACAGCTCTGGATCAGCTGAGCGTTTAAAGTAAGCCATTGTCCTACCCTTAACCATCTGAATTAGGATGTCTTTGATAGTTAAGTCTAGTTTCCTAAAATCTCCTTCTACTATGACTCGTGGACCTTGATTATAGAGAAGTGCCTTTAGTAAATCATCCATACCTCCAGCTGACCATGTTTGACCAATTCGAATTTTGTCACCACGCTCATAGAGCATAGCTACTAAGGATACCATCC